AATATATGGCAAGTGTCGTGTCGGTGGAACAATAGTACACATGGAAACAACAGGCACAGATAATTTTTTATTACACGCAGTTGTTGTTCTTTCAGGTCATGAAATAGAAAGCTTAGAAAGTGTAAGGTTAAATGATGTAGACCTTACTACTAGCAGCAGTACTATAAGTGGTTCAACTGTTTTTACTGTAACCAATTCAGAATTTTCCAATACAGAAAATGAAAATAAATATGACAGCAATGGCAGATTGGTAAGATTCTGTTTTGAAGATGGTTCACAGACTGCAGCAAATGGTTATGCAGTTGCACAAAGTTCTCTAGTATCAACAGATAAGTTTTTAGATTGTGCATACGTCTACATTCAAATGGTATTTGACCCTGAAAAGTTTGGGGGTGGTATGCCTAATATGTCTTTCGTAGTTAAAGGTAAAAAAGTTTTTGATCCTAGAGACAGTAGTACCGCATGGAGTGATAACCCTGCTTTGTGTATAAGAGATTACATAACAGATACGACCTATGGATTAAAAGCTTTAACTGCAGAGATAAACGACACAACAAACGCAGGAGGTGTTGCAGCAGCAGCCAGTGCTTGTGAGGTTGCAGTTACTCTAGCAAATGGCAGTTCAACAGAAGAAAAGTACACAGCAAATGGATTCACTAACTTTGGTGCTAGTGGCAATGGTGTTATAGAAGGACTACTCAGTGCTATGGCAGGTAAGATGTCCTACACCAATGGACAGTTTAATATCTTTGCAGGAACAACACAGACACCTTCCTTAACTATTACAGATGATAATCTGTTAGCACCTGTCAATGTTTCTACTAAGAGTGGCACAGGAGAGTTATACAATACGGTCAAGCCTATATATGTAGACTCTACTAATAACTTTATAGCAGCAGATGCACCTGTATACCAAGACTCTACGTTCTTGACAGAAGATACACCTAACGGAACTACAAACGATAAACCGAACTATGTCAAGCAGATGGAGAAACAGTTGCCATTTACAGTTACGCATACTATGGCACAACGTATAGGGAGGCTTGCTCTTAAGAATCAAAGACTTTCCACATCCATTAGTTGCATGGTAGATTTATCTTTTATGAAACTGCAACCTGCAGACTGGGTGTATATGACCAATGAAAGGTTAGGTTTCTCACAAAAAATATTTGAAGTTATTTCTGTAAATATGGAAGTGATGCAAACAGATGATGCTCCAACTCTAGGTGTCAGACTTGCACTTAAAGAAACTGCTGCATCAACTTTTGCTTTTGCTACAAGTGATTATCAGGCAAATATAGCTGCAGGAAGTAATTTAGCATCAGGTGGATTTGCTTTAGCTGCACCTACTAGCTTGTCTGTAGCAACAGATAGTACAGACGTAGATTCATTTAACTTTACATCTGCAACTGTAACATGGGCAAATAGTGCATCACCTTTAGTTACAGGCACAGAAATACAATATAAAAAGAATGGTGGTTCAACTTATTTTACACAAACTGTAGCAGGGAAAGGTGTCACTAAAATCAACATAGCAGGTGGCATGGAAATGGGTGTTGTCTATAATTTTAGAGCAAGGCACGTTGGAGGAACAGGTATTAACTCTGCTTATACATCAGTTGTAAATCATACAGTAGGTGGTACTCCTACAACATTAGCAGCAGTTCTAAATGCCAATGCAACAGGTGTTAAAACCTTTTTACAAAACAATGTACCCACCTCAGTAAACGCAGGTGATTTATGGATAGATTCTAACGATGGCAATAAAATCTATAGAGCAACATCATCAGGTAATGATCAAGTCACTTCAGGAGAATGGGTAGCAACTACAATAACAGCAGGTGCTATAGGATTAGGTAACGTGCTGAATCAAGCGCAAGTCACAACATTTGCTTCTAATGATCCGCCTACATCAACTGCAATAGGTGATTTATGGATGGACACTAACGATGGAAATAAAGTTTATAGATCGCAAGCTGTAGGAGCAGATCAGGTAACAAGCGGTGAGTGGGTATCTACAACTTTAACTAAGGCAGGAATAGGTTTAGGTAGCGTAGCTGACGAAAGACAGATAACAGTATTTAGACAAAATAACGCTCCAACAGCTACAGCAGTTGGTGACTTATGGTATGACACCAATGATAACAACAGACAATATAGAGCAAGTGCTACAGGTTCATCTAATTGGGTAGAAGTCTCACCTAATAAATCTACAGTTGGTTTGTCTAATGTTGACAATACAAGTGATTCCACAGTATTAGGTTCAACACATACAGGAACTTCATCAGGTAATCACACAGGAACTGTAGGTGGAGTTGCTAACAGCACTATTACTTCAGGAGCAAGTAGAGCAGCAACAGTAATAAATAGTGACAACAGATACACTGGTGACTTCTTTCTTGATAACGTATATATATCAGGTGCTAATTCTAAGTCTGCTTTTGAAAGAGCATTAGCAGGGTTTGATTCAAGTGGTAACGTAAACAGACCAGTACCTGCAGCACAAATAACTAATGCTATGGCAGATTCTTTAACTGCATCGCCTTTAGCATCTGCTAATTGGGTTACTATAGATGGAGCATCTTATTCACCAACACAACTTACACAAGACATAACAGTCACTTACTACAATGGTGTCTCAAATGAACAGTGTGTTATTCGTTGGACTATGGTTAATGTAGCTAACAGCAATAATGATTATATAAGTGCTTGCACAGAGCAAACAGATTCAGGTAATAATTTCACATTAGGCAGCATTACAGACCTTTCAGGCAATGATAAGAAGTACGCTACTTGCGTAGTAACACACACTGCTAGTAGTGCCACAATAACCTTACAAGCTTTACTATCATTAACACATGTATCTGGAGGAGGTAAATAATGACAACTGTCACATCCAGTAATAATTACAAACTGAGACCTTTACTAGAATCAGATCAAACTTTTGTACTTGAATGTTTACAGGACTTCCCAATAGGTTCTAACACTGTTTATCAAAGACAAAATGAGTTTGCTAATATGCTTTATGTCACAGGGGGTTACACAGAAGCCAAAGTAAAAGCAGGTAATAAATGTAGTTTAACAGTGGTGCTAGAAAAGACAGATGGCACAAAACTTGGTTTTCAACATTACGATTTTGATAACAAGATAGTTACAATTAAGATGGGAGTTATACATCCAACACATAGAGATAACAGCTATGCTACTGCCAATCTTATGTTAGGCGGTGCTTTGTGTTATACAAAACTTACTTGCACTGGTGCGGTCTTAGAATTAGTTGAAACTTATGAAAATCAATTAGAAAAATGGAGACCTACACTAAGTGCAGACGAAACAACAAGAACAACTGAAGATAATTTTGGAGATGGACAAAATTATAATTTAATAAAAATAACTGCTACAGCAGCAGAACATGAAACCTACAGAGCAGCACACAGCACTTGGGGTTCAGTAACTTACACAATAAGCTAATGCAAGAAGCAGTAACATTTATAAACGAAGTAGGCTTTCCTATAGCAGCAGCACTTGGTCTAGGTTTCTTTATATGGAAACTTATCAACAGAATTATTGATGGCATGGAAACAAAGCTAGATGTTTTAGATGATAAGGTTGCAGATCAGATAGAGCAGATGGAACAAAGGCTAGGTACTAAACTGGACTCACAACACGGAATACTGGTAGCATTAATAGACAGGGTTAGGTCTTTGGACAATGAGATCATTAGGCAAGACACGCTCATTAAGACAATCTTAGGAGTACCACAGTTGATTGACAGTAACAAAATAGCTAAAGCAGACAGGGATGATCAGAGAAAAGACTAATGACTGATTGGGATAAAGTATTAGCAATAGTAGGTATTGTTCTAGTTTCATTGGTTGTTTCTTTATCAGCGAAAGCAGATACACTAACACAAGAGTTTATAAATCCTAGTTTCTCAGGAGTCGGTACATCAGCAGCTTGGTTGACTATAGACGAACAAGAAAGGTCAAGATTATCTGATATAGAAAAGGCTCTAGCTGATGCTATTGAAGATGAAATTAGAGAAGAAGAAAACTCAACTCTAAACAAGTTTATAAGATCATTACAGTCCAGAGTTTTAAGCAGAATGGCACAAGACATTACTAGCTCTTTGTTTGACGATACTGGTGGTTCTGGTGGCGAGATAATGATAGAAGGTAACATGATTCGTTATTCTAATGATGGCGAAAACATAATTTTAATAGTTGATGATGGCTCAGGTGGCTATACAGAAATAGTAATTCCTATAGGAATATTTGGTGTATGTTCAGAAGATTGTGGTTCATAACAATGCTTAGTGTATTGTCTAGCTGTGCATCTTTTGCACCAGTTGGACATACTGATTGCGCTGATCTTATTAAATGTGCAGAGAAGCCTGAGATA